TCCAACGATATTGTGCGCTTAATGTTAGCGTGTAAAAAGTATCAAGACTTCACAGGTTCTGAATACTTGTGGGAAGAATATGAGCATTTGATAACCAAATTGCAATATTATAAAGAGGAAAATTGCCCCGACGAATAGATAGTGTAGTTGCAAATACCTAATGAGATTTCTTTTTGCGCTACTTGCTACAATGTTCTTTGCCCTTCCTGCTTGGGCAGTAGATGTCCAGATGGGTTATAATGGAGGTCTAGTTTTTGAACCCTCAGAAATTACAATCAACGCTGGTGATAGCATCCATTTTGTCAATAATGTGCTACCTCCTCACAATGTCGTTGTTGATGGTCATCCCGAGCTCAGCCACACAGGTCTGGCATTTTCTCCTGGAGAATCCTTTGACGTTTCCTTTGATGTTCCTGGTGAGTATACCTTTTGGTGCGATCCTCACAAAGGTGCGGGAATGATCGGACATGTTCATGTCTCATAATCACAACTATGAACCTATGCCTGCTTGGGTTGTCTGGGCAGGTGTAGGATTGATGATGTTTACTATCATCATCTTTGTTATCTTCACACTCTCTGTAATGTATTTCGGATGAACCACGCTGATCACTCAACCTTTGAACACCTTATTCATATGTTTCTTTGCTGTATTGCTGGTCTAGGTATCGGCACCCTTGCTGTATGGGGATACAATCAGATCAAATCAAATAAAAATCATAACCCATGAGAAAGTATATCGTTACAGTAGACGATATCGAGCATGTAGTTTATTCTACAGCATCTGAATGGTTCGTATTGACTTCAGTTCTTTCACACATTCCAAATAAAAAAACATGGAGCATTTACTGGGACGGGCACTGCTGATTGTGGCGGTGCCTTTTGTTTTAACTACACTTTACTTTGGCGCTAGAAAGGGTGGATACTATGACACCGATATGTACAAGGGAAATGGAACCGCCCACTAAGAGGCGGTATGATTTTGCTTTATCATCTTTTTCTAGAATGTATGGGGTGCCTCGTGTCACTCAAGATATGTCCGACTTCTGTTTTGAATGGGCATTGGGTATTGACGTAGCACCATTAGATTGTTTACACCAAGTTGACAGATACTTTAGAGAACTATGGAATTCTCAGAAGCGTTAATCTTACTTTTTATGCTTTCATTTGGTATCTTTATTTTTTTAGTTTCTATTTTATCAGATCAATGATGCACGAATTAGGACACATAGCAAGAATGATAATGGAGAGACCATGGTGTTTAGGCATCATGGGATTTTCTCTGGTATTTGTCCCCATCTTAGGAATGTGGGCAGTACATAAGTACAACTGGCAACACTGGGCACCTTTCGATGGAACTCATACTAAGACAACACCAAAATCTGAATGACCCAGTTTGGAGTGTGATCATTCTTCTCTGTTGTGGACTAGCATTTACGCTATATTGTGTCATATATATTCTACGCCTATCATTTAAGGAACTAGAAGAAGATGGCCAAGTCCGCAAACAAGGGCAAGAAGGGCAACACGAAACAAAATCAGGGCAACGCAACAGCGAAGAAAGCTAAGAACGGAGGCAAGAAGAAGTAATGGGAGCAATGACACCACCTAGCAGGAAGTCCTGCTACAATTTTCGCGTAGTCGAAATTAATAGAGTTCTTGATGGAGACACAATTGATGTCACCATTGATCTAGGATTTGATCTCTATAAGAAAGAAAGAGTTAGAGTTGCTGGGGTAGATACTCCAGAGAAGCGCACCAAAGATGATGAAGAGAAGGCACTTGGTTATGACGCAACACACTGGTTGGAAGAAAAACTTGCTGCTGCTATTGAAGGTGAAGAAGACCTTGTTATTAGGACTGAGCTTGTTGGTGGTGTCGGCAAATATGGTCGTCTACTTGGGTGGCTTTATATCGGGGACGCAGAACTCTCCCTCAATGAGCAAATGATAACAGAAGGCTACGCTTGGGCATACGATGGTGGCACCAAGCAAAAGGACTTCGAAGAACTCAAAGAAATCAGACGCCGCAATGGAACTCTGGTTGAGTAACCCATATATTATAAGGTTATAATATCATTGTAAAGCAGTCATTATCAAATCGTAATAAAATTTTACACTATTTTTTGCTACATAGCTTATAATCTGTGTAGCAGAGAGATACAATGATGTATGGATTTTATATGCTGGTAGTGTTCGTTGCCATCTTGGTAGCGATTGCTGGCGTTGATGAGACCTTGAAGATCTTTGCTTACGTGGATCTACAAGTTAGATATGCGTTCATCCGTCTTCAGATGAAGTGGATGGGTTGGAAACTTAAGAGGCAACTTGTTAAGGACACCAACAACTTTGAAAAGTTCCTCAAGGAGTACAACAATGAGCGATAAAGAGCTGTCCGATCTTTCTCTGGAAAGAAAGGAATGCCCGAAGTGTGGTGCGTTGTGGATCAACGGACAGCACTATTGGTCTGGCACAGGTAAGAAAGGCAACGAACTTGACCTTGCTGGACTTGTTTGTAATAAGTTAGGTGATGATACTTGTATCAATCCATGTGTAGGTATGGATGGTGGCGTCACTTGGGAAAAACGACTTACAGAACTAGAGCAAGATCATCCTTCCGATAAATAGTCAGTAGTGATCTGATTGTTGTGGCAACTAGTAATGATGTTTATTTGGGGAACCCGAACCTGAAGAAGGCGGGAACCCCAATTCAATTTACAAAAAAGCAGATTGACGAATGGATCAAGTGTAAGAATGATCCAATCTACTTTGCGATGAATTATATCAAAATCATCTCTCTGGATGAAGGTCTTGTTCCTTTTGAGATGTATGATTTTCAAAAAGGTATTCTGCGTGACTTCCATGAAAACCGATTCAACATCGCAAAACTCCCACGGCAAACTGGTAAGTCTACCACGGTGGTTGCTTATCTATTATATTACGCAATTTTTTATGATAGCGTTAACATCGGCATACTTGCTAACAAAGCATCTACCGCCAGGGAACTCCTAGGAAGATTACAACTTGCTTACGAAAACTTGCCTAAGTGGATGCAGCATGGTATTCTGGTTTGGAACAAAGGTAATGTGGAGTTAGAAAATGGCAGTAAGATATTGGCAGCTTCTACATCTGCGTCTGCTGTCCGAGGCATGTCGTTCAATATCCTATTTCTCGACGAATTCGCTTTCGTTCCGAACCATGTTGCGGAGCAATTCTTTGCCTCTGTTTATCCTACTATTACTTCTGGTAAATCAACAAAAGTCATAATCATCTCAACGCCGAATGGTATGAACCACTTCTACAAGATGTGGGAGGATGCTAGACGAGGTAAGAATGGTTATGTAACAAACGAAGTCCACTGGTCACAAGTTCCTGGGAGGGACGCTAAGTGGAAAGAAGAAACAATCAAGAACACTTCTCCAAGACAGTTCGCACAGGAGTTTGAATGCGACTTTCTTGGATCTGCTGATACTCTAATCAGTCCAGCAAAATTACAAGCTATTCCATTCGCAGACCCCATCGCTAGCAATGCAGGACTTGACGTGTATGAGAGAGTGCAAAAAGATCACGAATACATTGTTACTGTGGACGTTGCCAGAGGTATCGGTGGCGACTATAGTGCTTTCCTCGTGTTTGATATCACCACGATGCCGTATAAGATCGTTGCAAAGTACAGAAATAATGAGATTAAACCTGTACTGTTTCCCTCAGTAATCTTTCAGGTCTGTAAAGAATACAATAACCCATACGTTCTGGTAGAAGTAAATGACATCGGTGATAGTATTGCTGCAACTCTCAACTACGATCTCGAATATCCTAACGTCCTTATGTGTGCAATGCGAGGGCGTGCTGGTCAGATCGTGGGACAGGGTTTCTCGGGCAACAAAACACAACTAGGTGTCAAGATGAGTGTGACCGTCAAGAAGATTGGTTGCGCTAACCTCAAAGCAATTATTGAAGAGGACAAACTAATCTTCAACGACTTCCAAATCTTCCAAGAGCTTACCACATTCGTTCAGAAGAAACAAGCATGGGAAGCAGATGAAGGATACCACGATGACCTTGTGATGTGTATGGTTCTTTTCGCATGGTTAGTCATGCAAGAATACTTCAAGGAGATGACAGATCAAGATGTCAGGAGAAGGATCTATGAAGAGCAGCGTAATCAAATTGAACAAGATATGGCTCCCTTTGGTTTTATAGATGACGGGTTGGGGGATGATACCTATATTGATGGCGATGGAAACTTATGGGAGTATGGAGATAAGCAAGAAGAAGTAAGTTATATGTGGAACTTC